CTGTTTAGTAGCATTTCACCTCTCGCTACTTTATTACGAGGTGTCCCACCAATATTGGTAGAACCATAGTTGCCATTATTCAACATCTATCAGATGTGTCCCCTAAATAATAGGAGAGCCAACGACTAAAAGAATCATTCTTAATAGCGAGGCTGTCTAGCAACATTTTCCACTCTAGAGGTATGGTATCCTCCCGAAAATTCCACTTTTGATTAGACACATATTTGTCCCAGTAATCATGCTGCTCCTGAGTGAAAATATCAACAGACGGAAACCACGTCCCTAGAGACGTGATATCATCTATTTCTCTCTCAATTGCAAATTGCTGGTCCAAACTAATGCCGTATAGACGTTCCACAAGAAGACGCGTTGCCATGGGCGGTTCCGAAACCAGAGGTTCGGTACTCTCATAGCGACGAAAATTCTCCCTATGGTATGCTTCCATACCAAAAATGATGGATTTCCGGATTTTGACACTTCCGGTCAGAAAAAGCAGCTTTTGTGAAAGCTTCCAAATAATGGGATTCCGACCGTACTGATGTGCCATTGACAGAACCTTAGACCGGAGTAAACCTTCCAGGAAAGATCTCTTGGCTCCCAAATATTTTCGAGATGTCCAGCCAAGAGTTAACATTACTTTTCTAGGATCAGTTACTACAATCATGTCATCAGGATCATACACGTTTCCACAGAAACTAGCATCACCCAAATTGATGAATTTCTCCATCTTTACTTCCCATCCGAAGCGTTGAAATTGCTCCATCCGGGGAAAAGCTGAAGAAGGTTCACAGAAGAAAATTGAATCGTCACCTTCTACAAGTGTTCCAGAATCAACAGCCTCATTCTCTTCCAAACAGAAAAGAATGGTCATGAGATTGTGGAATGTATTGCCAAAGGAAGTATTCATTTCACCGGAGCATCTAAGAGCCCAGAAAATGAAACATCCAAAATTCCTCATACTTGAAACATTTTGACCAGAAAGCACTTTATCATAAAACACTTTAAGCAATCGCACCATAGGGTGCTTTTGCAATAAATATTCTATAAATAATCCTTCAATCTCCATTAACCAATCCTTAAAATGAGCTTCAAAAGAAGTAAAATCGGTGGCACCATAGGTACGACCTTCAGCATAAAACCAGTCATGTATATACTTAGCTCTATCTGAAACAGGAACAGTTTTGATTAAATGGGGACTAGAAGCGAATACTTTCATAGCCATATCAACAAGTGGACCAAACCAGGCCTTAACTCTATCATTTCTAGCATTTATCCAACGAGTCATCTTAGGTTCAAAGTAGAATTCGTCCTTAATAAAGGCTTCCACAGACGCCCACATTTTCAAG